ACGGCAAACAACACTTGGAAAAAAACGGCACTGATTACGGTTTAATTTTATGAAAACACTACTCGCACGACTTCAGGAACCTTCGACTTACGCAGGCGTTGCCGCCCTTCTGGGGCTCGTTGGCGTCAACCTGCCGGATGCCAAGTTTCAAGCCATCACGCACGCAGTGGCAGCGCTCGCTGGCGCGTTGGCAATCTTCCTTGGGGAAAACAATGCTCCTCCTACTCCTCCAGTCGCTCAGTAGTTGGTTGCAGTTGCGCGTAATCACTGCGCACTGGGAACTTACGCGAGAGATTGAACGCTACTGCGATGAAACCGAAAACGCTATTCTCGCCGCTCGGGCTGGTGGCAACGACGCTCTTGCTGACAGGTTGCGCGACCGTTTCACGCGTGCCGCAGGGATCGCTTTACCCGCCCTCGGGGGTGCTGCATCTGCAACAGGGACAGACGTACCAAGCGGCGGGCGTTGAAACATGGCACTCGGCGGCTAGATATCAGGCGTTGGAGTTGCAGCTACTCGACGCAGTCTCTGCCATGAAACATTTACAAAACCGATGAGCAGACACATTGACGACATCCTTAGCGTTGGCTATGTAAATAGCGTAGCCGTCGCAATTTCTGTGAGCGAGTTTGAAACAGGATTGCGCATTTGTTCACTGGCCTTGGCCATAAGCTACACGGCTTACAAGTTTTACAAAGCACTGCAAACCAAATGATTGCTCCACTACCCGGCGAAACTGAAGAAGATTTTCTTGGCCGAGTTGCTCAAGCTCTTAGCGAGCATTTTGAAGTTGTGCAAATCTTTGCGCAGACAGAAACGTCAGACCATACGGACGTTTTTAATATCGGCTACGGCAACGTGTTAGCTCGGCAGAAACAAATGGAAAACTGGCTGGAAATGATGGCAGGGCAAGATGAAGACGAGGACGACGATGAATAGCACGGCTCTCAAATTTGTTTTGTCACAAGAAGGCGGCTACTCCAATGATGCCGCAGATAGCGGTGGCGCAACTAATTTTGGCATCACTCACACCGAGTACGATGCCGACCGCATTGAGCGTGGGTTGCCAACTCAGTCCGTAAAACTCATTACCGCCGAGGAAGTGCGCTCAATTTACGAACGCAAATACTGGCAGTCTGGCAAATGCGGGCAACTCCCTGCACCACTGGATTTAGTACATTTCGATGGGTGTGTGAACATTGGAATTGGCGGGGCAACTAGGTTGTTGCAAAAAGCTGTAGGTTCCAAGGTTGACGGGGGTTTTGGCCCGCAAACGCTGAAGGACGTTCAACACGCATTAGAAGACAACGACTCACTTGCCATCGCACTAAATATCATTGACTTACGTCGCGAGTATTACCGCCGAATTGTTGACAGGAACGCGACTCAAGGCGTGTTTCTCAAGGGGTGGCTAAACCGCTGCAACGCGCTGCAATTAGCCGTCACAAATGGCTAACGTCGTGCGCAAATGGAAACGCTGGATGGCTGTAGGGTGCTCTCACGGGCACCTCGCAGATCAAGCTTTGTTGAGACAGGTGTTGGCGTTTAAAGCGCGCTTCAAGCCTAAGCTCACAATTCATTTAGGTGATGCTATAGACCTCGCAGCGCTCAGGGGAGGAGCCTCCGACGCCGATCAAGCTTGCGATCCTGAGGGAGACCTCAACGACGGGCTGGCGTTCCTGTCGCAGCTTCAACCTCAAGTTTACCTATTAGGCAACCACGAGGCCCGCCTGGTGCATCTTATGAACTCGCCTAAAGCCATCGTGTCGGCGCTTGCGTGCAGGGTTTACCAACAGATTCAAGATCGAGCTAAAGAGCTAAAATGCAAAGTGATAGACTACAATTTCCAACACGGGTGGTATCCATTTGGGGATGCCCTCGCCGGACATGGGTACATGATCAACGAGGCCGCCGTGCGCGATCACGCCGAGGCGATTTGCAATGGGAGTCACAACAAAGTAGTGATTGCTCACCTGCATCGAGTTACGCAGGCCGAGGGGCGCAATCGAGCGCATCCAACGGGCTACTGCGTAGGCTGGCTAGGTGACCCAAAATTAACGACTTACGCAGCAAACAGACGCGCAACCACTTCATGGTCAAGGGGATTTGCTTGGGGAGAATTTACCGATAACGAAACACAAGTATGGCTAGCAAAAGAGACAAAAAATCAGACGTTCAAACTCCCAGTGTAGGCTGGCTTGCCGCTCTGGCTGAGGAGCTTAACGTCGGATTCCCCCCCGATTGCGAAGGCTGGGCAACGATGTCGCAAATTGGCGAGGCGACCGGGCGAGATCACCAGTGTATTCGCCTAATGCTTAAAAAACGGAACGCCGAAACTCGCAAATTTAAAGCAGTTACATCAGGCGGCAAAGTAATCATCACGCCTTATTACCGGCTTACTGACGGGTAAAAATAAGGCTTTTCAGTGCCTGTGGTCTGGGGTTTAGTTGCCGTTCTATGATAAAAATGAACGGCACCGAACTGCACTGGACTCCGCGCAATTACAACAACGGGCCTATGTGTAAAACTTTAGACTATAAAAGCTTAGGTGACATTGTCTTACGGGCAATTGCTGACGGCAGAATCACGAGGCCAACAGGGACGCCTCAGTTTAACATTGTAAAACCTCCAAAGGTTCAAGAATGCGCGGTCTGCGGGATTAATTTTGAACAGCCAGAAACTGGGAAACGCACTACCTGTGGCGTTGAGTGTAAAGGTGTGCTAATTCAACGCTTACATTTGACGCGCAAGCGGTTAACATTTGTTTGCGAGGAATGCGCAACGCCATTTGATTCGGTTAAAAAAGATGCACGGTTTTGTTCGACTCCGTGTAACAATAAGGCTGCAAAGCGCAAACAGAAAGCACGTAAACGCAGCGACTTAGCAGGGGTGCAAAAATAATTACGTTTTTTATTGCACGCACAAATAGCGCAGGATAGACCTGTTCTCGCCATGACAACAACACCGCAAATGGATGTTACTGGAGTGGTGAGGAAGTTTGGAGGCCGAGCGATGCTGTACAGGAAACTGTGCCTCGCAAAGATCCAAATCTCGCATCGCACCATCGACAACTGGATCTACCATGGGCTTATCCCCATGCAACGGTTCATACAACTAATAGCCCTAGCGAAACTTGAGGGAATAAAACTAAAACTGGAAGATTACATAAAATGAAAACCATAAGTGAAATAACAAAAGAAATAGTCACAGCCAAATACTTGGTTGCGTATTACAAGGAAAATCAACGTCAACTTGAAGCAGAGTTAATTGCAAGGGTGTCCGAGCAATTTACTGAAGAAATGACTGCCCGCAAAAAAACTCATGGCTCTATTTCCAAAGAGATTGATGGCGTCAAGCTGTCATGGGAAGTAAAGCAGACCGTGTCTTGGGATCAAGAGAAGCTCCGTGCCATTAAAGAGGCACTGCCACTTGAAATGGGTGAGCGGCTTATTACGACCAAGCTGTCGGTATCGGAGGCCATGTTTAAGAACCAAACCGATGATGCGTTGATCGACGCGCTGATCGATGCCAGAATCACAATGCTATCCGAGCCATGTGTGAAGATCTCCAAATAGCTGCCCTAAGTGTTGCTCTTGGTTGGATGCTGTACCAAATTTTGAAAGACTAAAAATGTTAAAATTCACAAAAGCTGATGACCGCCTCAAGGCGTCACGCAACAAGGTTACCATGTGTATCTTCGGCCCTGCTGGGGCTGGGAAAACCACCCAGGCTCGGACGCTCGATCCGAAAAAGACCCTGTTCTTGGATTTCGAGGCCGGTACACTGGCCCTTGGAAAGGACTGGGCCAAAGACAACGTGTTCGATGTCCGAGGAGTAGCAGGTACCGTGGGGTGCCACCCATGGGAATTGGCGCGGGCTGCCGCGCTTTACATTGGTGGACCCGACCCATCCGATACGAACGGATCGTACTCAAAGGTAATGTACGATCAAGTATGCGGCATGTTCGGTGATCCCAAGGAACTCGACCAGTACGACACGGTGTTCGTGGACTCGATTACCGTGGCGGCACGCGAGTGTTTCAAGTGGGCGCAAGTCCAGCCAGAGGCCATGAGTGAGCGTACTGGTAAACCTGATATGCGCGGAGCCTATGGCCTGTTAGGCCGTGAAATGATGCGCTGGATCACCCACCTGCAACACGCCACCAAGAGCGTGGTGATGGTTGGCATCCTGAACCGCGACGAGGACGAGCTGAAGCGCGTCTTCTGGGAACCACAGATCGAAGGCTCTAAGACCGGCAGGGAACTGCCGGGAGTCTTCGACGAGGTGCTGACTCTGTCTAACCTCAAAGCTGAGGACGGAAGCCTGTATCGGGCTTTCGTCTGCCATGAACAGAATCCTTTTGGCTTTCCGGCCAAAGACCGCTCCGGTTGCCTCGACATGGTCGAGGAGCCTAACCTAGCCAAGATCATCGCGAAGATTCGCGCTGGCAAACGTATCGACAATCTCCAAACCACAATCCCAACTAAATCCGAATAATATGTCATTCTTTTCACCTGAAACATCAAACACCGGCAGCAGCTCGATTGAACTGATTCCTGCCGGGACAATCGCCAAAGTCGTCATCATCGTCCGTGACATCAAGCACAGCCAGTCCACTGGGGCCAAATACTTGGATTTGGAGCTGGTAGTGGACGGCGGCAAGTACGACCGTCGCCGCATCTTCTCGGTCATTTGTGACCCGTGGGATTCCGCGACATCTCAGAAGGCCAAGGAGATGGCCGTTGGCGGCATCACGCGAATCATGGAGTCGATTGGCGTTTTCAACGCTGCTAACCCAGAGACTTACAACGCATTTAACAACGCCGGTATCCAAGATGTCGCCGAGGCCATGAACACGAAGTCTTTGCACATCGTGATTGGAATCCAGAAGGGCAAGGATGGCCGCGCTGACAAGAACGAGGTCAAAGAGTGGACTTCGCCAAATCCTAAGAGCAACGGATACAAGTCGTATCAGTTGGCGCAGTCTGGAGCCGAGTCTATTGGTGGAGCAGGGGCTTCAACAGCGGAGCCAACTATCAATAAGCCCGCATCGCCCGCACTAGGTACGGTAAAGCCGCCCTGGATGAAGTAGGTTAATATCTTTTGAGTTGGTTCTTACAAAAAGAAACTAGCCAACCCAAAAGATTGCAGTTATCAATCCCCCCGTGCCATTCACGGGGCACACGCGACAGGCCATGCTATGCAGGGAGATCCTGCGGGAAGGTTAGTTATCATACCTTGTGAAACAGCCGTCGCGGTTTACTAAAAAAAATGATTCTCAGACCACGACAAAAATTATTTGTAGAGAAATGCCATCAGGCACTTGATCAGTACGGCGCCGCTCTCGGAGTAGCGCCGACCGGAGCAGGCAAGACTGTCATGCTCTCGGCTGCGGCAAGCCGCTACAAGCGGACGCTGATACTTCAGCACCGGGATGAGTTGGTTTCCCAGAATAGGAAGACATTTTCGGCGGTAAACCCGCGCATGAGAAGTGACTTATTCACGGCAGATCGCAAGAACTGGGGAGTAAATGCAACATTTGGCATGGTTCAGACGCTTGTAAAAGAGCGAAATCTTGCAACAATGCCGAGTGATCTCGACCTGCTGGTAGTTGATGAAGCGCATCATGTGGCGGCGTCGTCGTATCTGCGCATCATTGAGGAGTTCCGCGACCGGAATCCCAGCGGGCACATCCTGGGGCTAACAGCTACGCCGCAGCGGTCCGATAGGAAGGCTCTCATTTCAGTCTTCCCAACGGTGGCGGACATCATTCAGCTTGGAGAATTGGTGCAAGGCGGATTTCTCGTGAAGCCCAGAGGGATCGTGATGGATCTGGGGCTAAAGGCGGAGCTGGATCGAATCCCCAAGATGAGCGACTTTGACATGGACGAGGTTGCCGAGGTCATGGACAAGAGTCCGCTGAACGACCGGATCGTCAAAGAGTGGAAGGCACAGGCCGGCAAACGCCAGACCGTAGTGTTTACCGCCACCGTGGCTCACGCCGAACATTTGTGCGAGGCATTTGTGGAGGCCGGTGTCGCTGCCGTAGTTGTTCACGGCGAGATGTCTGGAGGAGATCGTGTTGCAACACTAAAGGCATTCGACGAAGGCCGATATCAAGTGATACTGAACGTGGCCGTGCTAACCGAGGGCTGGGACTGTCAGCCAGTTTCCTGTGTGGTTTTAGTGCGGCCTTGCTCGAGTAAGAGTGTGATGCTCCAGATGGTTGGGCGCGGCCTCCGTAAGCTGGACCCAGAGCGGTATCCGGGGAAGACCAAATCGGACTGTCTAATCATGGACTTCGGCTACAGCCTGGTGACGCATGGCAATCTCGAGGCCGAGGTGCGACTTGCCACTAAAACCAAAGACGCTGAACCCGGTGAAGCGCCCAGCAAAAAGTGCAAAGGCTGCGGCATCGACCTGCCGATTTCCACGATGATTTGCCCTATATGCGGCTACGAGGACAAGGTCAGCAAGGGCGTTCTCGAGGAGTTCCGGATGACTGAGGTGGAGCTGATAGATGCCTCACCATTTCAGTGGGAGTCTATGTTTGATGGCCTTGTACTGATAGCCAATGGGATGCAGGCATGGGCAGCGGTGATTTCTTTTGGCGGATGCTTCTGGGCAGTGGGGGCTGTCGAAGGGCAGCGTCTTCAGAAGCTCGACGTAAGTGATGACAAGATCATGGCGATCTCTTCGGCTGACGATTTTCTCCGCATAAATGGAGATACAAGCTTGTGTAGGAAGACCAGATCATGGCTGAATCTACCACCCACACAGAAGCAGATTCAGATGCTCGCGGGGGCTTCCATGTTCAACATGAATCGCTACCGTGCGTCCTGTCTGCTGACATGGCAGTTTAACGAGAACAAAATCAGAACCAAAATCACAAGAGAGTAAACTATGACCGACGGAAAAATCAACGCGGCGCAGAGGCGTTTTTGAGGACGCTGGGACTTTGGGAGGAGGCAGAATGAAAGATATTTGGTTAAACAAGAACACCGTTATAAGCGTGTGCGACAGTCCTGACCAACAACTGGAGGTCAACGGGCGCATCTGGCGATTTGATTACGACCGTTGGTTTGGACCGCTATGGCTCAAGAAAAACGGAGAACCGAGAGAATGCCAGAATCCCAATAAAGCAGTTTGGAAAGCATTTGAAGAATGGAGCAGCAAAAACACATTATGAAATCAAAAACAGAAACACTCGCCGCAGCATTACGCATACTGGCCAACGACATCCAATCGCCTGACGACGTTCCGGCAACGTGCCTACGCGAGGCGGCTGACAGTTTGGAATGGCTGACACGAGAACGCGACACAGAACAAAAGCGCGCTGATGGGCATTATGAAAATTACTGCGAAGTTCTAAAACGAATAGATCGAATTGCAAATCAACGAGACAAAGCTTGGGCTGAGATAGAAAGGTTAAAGGCCGAACTGAGCAACCTTCAACCAAAGACAACCCGCCCAGAGCCATCACGGCTGGAGATTGCTGCGTGGCTCAAAGCAGGTTGGTTTGCTAATCGTGATTCGGATTTTAACGCAGGAGACCACGGGTGGTGGATTGAGCAGGCAGACAAGTTAATTGCCGCAGCACGGGAGGCAAAATGACCGACGAAATAGAACAAGACGAACCGCTGACTATCGAGCAGAAGTTGCGCATTGAGCTAGCGTGGCGAACCTTGGAGCGAGACCGGGCACTTGCTGACGTTAGGGACTTACGCCGCAGAGTAAACGAACTTTCAAATGTTTAAGCCATCAAAGCAATACCACAACGAGGACATCGAGGCCGCTGTAAACAATGCACTCATCACAGCCAGATCGAAAGAAGATCGCCGCACTTATCTGGGGGCGTCCCGCTGGGGACATCATTGCGAACGTGCGCTCGGATATGAGTATCATGCTACCGAGCGGGATGACATGTCCAAGCCCCAGTTCGGGCCGGACTTGTATCGTGTGTTCGATATGGGACACGACGGCGAGAGTCGCATGTCCCAGTATCTGCGAATGGCGGGGTTTGAGTTGCAGACAGAAAAGCCGGGCGGAGGTCAAATAGGCTTCTCCGTCTGCGACGGGAAGCTGGGCGGACACTGCGACGGTATTGTGCACAGTGGTCCCGGCATCACCAAGATGCCGCTTGTCTGGGAGAACAAGGCTCTCAACAACAAGAGCTGGAACGACACTAAAGACAAGGGCGTTGCCAAAAGTAAACCACTGTATTACGTCCAGATGCAGACGTACATTGCGTATCTTGGATTAGAAGGATATCTTTTCACCGCGATGAATAGGGACACCGGTGAGGTGTTTGTGGAGCTTGGGGAGCCAGACATGAGGACGGCACAAGAAGCCAGCGACCGCGCTTTGCGCGTAGTGGAAAGCCAGCACCCAGAACAGTTACCCCGCTGTTCAACCGAGGAAACCGATTGGCGCTGTCGGTTCTGTGACTTCAAGAAGCGGTGCTGGGGGAAGTTGGGGGCGCCCGCGCCAGAACTGGGCGGAATCAAATTCACACTGGGAGTTAAACAGAGGGCATAATGATGACACAAAAAATAGAAAACTTGGCTTTCTTTGATGAGAGTCAGGTCAGGGAACACTTGTCTTTTATCTTCGGAAATTTAGACTTCCAGCCCGGAGCATACGTGTGTCTTCGAGGGATTGGGGAGAAGGGCACTTCTCAAGAAGGCACGTTCAGGGAGGAGTTCTTTTTTGAGCCGGCGACTGAAGTGAACTGGGTGAATGCAGCGGTAGAACACTGCCGCCGGTGGGGGCAACACGCGGTGGCTTCGTTTATTGTGCCGTGTGTACTCAAGGCGCAAAAGGCAACGTCCACGAACGTCTCGCTGTTCACGACCGTGGTCGCGGACTTTGACACTGGGAACACTGATGAGCGGATTGCGTGGGTTGCGGAACACATTGGTGTGCCGGATCTGGTGGTGGAGTCCGGAGGCACGACCGAGGCCGGTACACCAAAGCGCCATGCCTGGTGGAAGATTGAGCCGACCGCTGACATCGAGGGGGTCATCAATCTCCGGCATGAGATAGCCGAGAAAGCGGGTGGTGACCTCATGTTGGGGCGTGGGGTAAAGTCTAATCCGTTTGGGCGGTCGCATCAGCCGGTGCGAATAGCAGGTACAGTACACGGCAAGGGCGGTACGGCGAAGCCGTGCAAGTTTGAATGGAGTGGAGAGATCACGGGAGATTGTCTGCACACTGACTTTGCTGACAAAGTTAAGGAGGTTGAGCCGGCCCCATGGGCAGTTGCGGCCTCGGTGTCCTTAGGGGACGGAAATAACGTGATTCGGGGACTCTTTGGGGAAGACACGACAAACGCAGGCGAGGACTTCGAGCCCGTGAATCTTACGCGGGACGTTCATGCCAATGGCGAGACCGTGACCCGCTTCGGGGAGTTTAATCGAGTAGCAGGGCACTACATCCATTGTGTTCGGCGCGGGGATATGGATAAGGACTCGGCGTATGAAGCCTTATGTGGATGGGTCACCGCGCACATGAAACCAGCGTGGCCTGAGGTCAGGATCCGGGCCGAGTGGGAGGCCTTGTGCCGCCAAGACGTGTCCTCAAAAGGTGCGTTTACAGAGAAAAAGTCGGGGACAGAGACTTTGCCGATAGGGGAGAATGGTCTTCTGGCGTGGAGCGCACACCGATGGATTACCGATCCAGTGCCGGTGCATGAGGAGCTGGTAGAGGGATTGGTCCTGAAGGGCGAGCCGCATCTGTTTGTAGGGGAGGGTGGATCCGGGAAGACGTTTCTAGTGGCCGATCTTGCTCTGAAGGTCGCAGCGTGGGAGAAGGGAAAAGAGCATTACTGGTGCGGACAAAAGATCCGAGGTGGCGGCACTGCCGTTTTGATTCTTTGTGAGGACAGCCAGACTGAGATGCATATCCGCATCAAGCAGCTTGATCAAGGGGGGTTGATAAACCAAGCCGGAGACAGGCTCATTGTGCTGCCAATGACCAACATTGGCGGAGCGTTTCCGCTCACCGAGCGGGACTTCAAGACAGGGGGGACGGTAACGAGCGACAAGTGGCGCCGGATGCTGGATCTCATGAAGGCACTGCCGGAGCCGCCGGTGCTGGTTGCTATCGACACTCTTAACAGTGTGTCGCACGGGGACGAGAACTCGAACGTGGTCATTGCCGAGATGATGCGAGAAGCACACAGGGTCTGCGGGGAGCTGGGGGCGGCTCTGCTCATCAACCACCATATCCGCAAGTCCAATGAGCCTTTAAGATCGCTCGAAGAATTACGCAGTGCGATCCGTGGGGCCAGCGCCATACCGTCGTACTTCCGGATCAACTTCGGGATGTTTCATGCCAGTGATTTTGAGCGGCGCATGAAGGCTATGGGTATGGTGCCGAAGCGGGGCGCCATGTGGAAGTTCGGGGTCGTAAAAGCGAATATCCATGGTCTGCTTCAGGGAGAAAGGACATTGCTGAGAAACGGCATTGGACTTCTCGAGGACATCACGATCAATGATGCGTATGCCGCCGTGAATGTGAATGAGCGTGTGGCGTGGATGGTATATGCCATACAGCAGGCGGCATCGGCTTTGCATCCGTATGCCGTAGGGGGCAAGAATGCGGCGAACGGTCTGTATAAACGCCGGAATGAACTCCCACAGATACTCCGGGGGGTGGGGTGGAGGGAGTTTGGGAACCTAGTCGAGGAGGCATTGGTGAAGGGAGTGGTTGTGCCGTGTGCAGTACGAGGATCGAAATCGAAGACGTATTTGGATGTGCCAGGTGGGGTTTTGTCGCAGGATGAGGCCGGTGTTGTGATCGCGTCTGGGTCGTATAATACCGCGCCAGAGTGGGACGATTACTACTTTGACGCGGACAGCGGAGAGGTCGTTTTAGTGGCCAAAAACAACGCATGGAAAGCGCAATTTTCGCCCGTCCCCGAGCCCATGGGTGGAAAGAGTGGTTCGGTAATCGAAATTGAGCCCGAGGACACGCTTTAGGACACGAGGACACGATGTGCCAACAGAGTAAACGGCGTGCTGGTGTCCCCAAAGGACACGTTCGAGGACACGCAAAAATACGTTGAAATCACGTCGTGTCCTCAAACGTGTTTTTTGGGGGTGTTTGAGGACGGGGTTAAGTTATTGAAAATGCGAACTTTAAGTGATTTGAGGACACGGGGACTATATATAGGGAATAGGGATAAGTCCCCTAGTTCCCGTATCCTCATATATTCGGATACCCTTAACCGCTTACGCTAGGGTATCCGTATGAGAACCGTGAACGCTTCGCTTCACCTTATATTTTGCGGCGGTGCTCAAAGTTTGCAAAAAAGTGCGTATACATAAAAACAACGTATGAGTGAAATGATCGTTAGAGTAGTCGTAGCGGGAGAGCCGCACAGTCAGCCGAGACCGAGGTTTGTACGAGGCCGTGTAATCTCGAATATCAGCCCTGCGGTATCACGATGGCAGCGGGAGGTAGAAACGGCGTGTAGGGCGGCATTGTGTGCGATTGCGGGCAGGATAACGCAGGGCATGGCGCTGCGGGTGGATGTGACGTTCTTCTTCCCAACCAAGAAGTCTGACCGCTGGGGCAAGCCGCACACGATGAAGCCGGATCGCGACAACTGCGATAAGCTCATCTTGGATGAGGCCACCAAGGTCGGACTCTTCGGCGGAGATGACTGCCGTGTGTCCGCCGGTATGATTCGGAAGTACTGGGTGAACCCGCAGGGCCAAGGCGCGGTCATCGAGATCTACGAAGATACGTCCACCACGGACATCAATGGAGTCGAGCAGCGTGAGCTACCATTTGAGAAGCCGGGCTGGCTTATAAGCGCCGAGGGCCAGTAAGGGGTCGATAATTAAGCCTGAATCATTTTTGGGTCCCCTTTTTCCAAGTAAATTCACTTTTAAAAAATGAATTTGCCAAATTTGGTTTTAGGAATTGGTTCAGGCTTGCCAAGGCTTCAGCGTTTTGTTCGTCCAGGCGCAAGCTCAAGAATCTGGGTCCCCTTTTTCGGAGTAAAATGACTTTTGAAAAATGGTTTTAGCGATTTTGGTTTTGGGGAATCACACACGGGTACGAATGCTTTTTGGTGCTTTTCCCGTGTGCTTTGGCTTGGCTTCTGCGAGAGGATTGGGTTTGCTTGGTATGCTTGGCATAGCGTTTGCTGGAACAGAAAGGCACATTAAAGGCGGATGTCTGTCGTGGGCAGATAGGCCATAGCGGAGGACATAGCAGAAGGCTTTTAAAGCGATTCTTGGAGCATTAAGGCAAAAAGAAAGGCGCCCCCTTTCGGAGGCGCCCTTGTTCGGCGTTGCGTTTGGATATTTTAGCTATCCGATTGATCCGACCGGATCAGGCGAAGCCTGTTTTTCTTCGCCCATCTTCGCGCCTCTTTGGCGCTTGAAAACACGTGGCAAGCGAGAGCTTGCACAATCCAGCTTTCGCCTTTTCGGTACAGCCTGGCGATCATTAGTGTTTTCCTCCAAGGTTGCGCCACTCGGCGCGAAGGGTGCGCCAGAAGATGCAAGCGGTCAGAATTATGGGACCGAAGATGCCAACGAGGAAGATGAGTAGGTTTTTCATAAAATGATCATTCTAGGCTTTATTGAGCGCCATCTTAAGTGATCGCCTTAACGAGCGCGCAATCAAGTTTTCTCGCGCGCAAGGAAACGGGTCTGCAATGGTTGCAAGAATTTTTCTTGCATACCTATTTGCAGATCGGATTTGAGAAGCATTGGCAATTTCCAGCAGCTCGTGAAGTGAAGCAATTTCTACAGTGGTGTTTATATTTTCCATTTTTCTTTTTTTGTAAGTGTCAAAAAATGCTTTCCAGTTCATTTTATCTATAATTTGTTGAGTTTAGACGCTTTCCGTTTCTGTTAGCTTCTTTAAGAGTTCTAAGTCTTGGCTTGTAAGCTTGCTTTCACAAGGTTGCGAAAAGATGCCTTCCAACT